GATGACATGCAAGATGGCTCTGGTATGGGTGACTCGTGGGCAGTTGAAAATCAAGGGGCAAACGCCTATAGAGGTTACGCCTCGGCTATTTGCATTAGATAATTAGTAACTTATGAAAGACGTGGACTTTAACAAAGTCCTCACAAGCATGATACCACTTGTCCTAGCGGCTATGTGGTGGGTCATATCTAGCGTCAACGACTTAGATAAAGAAATTCAGGGCGTGAAGGGAAACATGATGATGCTCATTGACCCCAATGGGCAAATCATCCCTTCCCCTGAGAATGCTTTGGCTCGTCAACAGCTTCGTGAGGGCATCATCGAGTACATCCATGACCTACAGGTTAGGGTGAAGTTATTAGAAGAACATCAGAGACAACCATGAATACATACAGGAGAAAGTCTAGTGGAGCATGAACTAGAAAATCGTGTGTCTAGGGTTGAATGGACTCTTGACCACCATGCCGAAGCTTTAGACCGACTGCAAGATACGACAGAAGATTTTCGTAAATCTCTACATGCTATCCAAGCGACTTTATCACAAATTAAGTGGTTCGCTATGGGTGCAGTTGCGCTGTATTTTGCAGACTCAATAGGTCTAACTCAGGCGTTTAAATTATTAGGATTATAATATGTTGCAAATTTTAAACTTAGTTGGAGGTTTGGCTACCGAGTGGCTTAAAGGTAAACAAATTGAAGGACAAGCTAAACAGCAGGCAAAGATACGTCAAATTAACAATGACGCAACTTGGGAAACCATGCAGGCTAAAGGCTCAATGTCATCATGGAAAGATGAGTGGTTTGTTGTCATTCTATCTATTCCTATGATTGGTGCATTTATTCCTGACCTCGTTCCATACATTCAACGTGGCTTTGAAGTCCTAGAGACTATGCCAGATTATTATAAAGGATTCCTTGGAGCAGCTATTGCAGCAAGCTTTGGAATTAAGACATTAGCGAATTGGAAAAAATAAAATGCGTACACCACCAATTAGTGACGTGCCAGTAATACCAAACAGTCCTGAAGGTAAAAACGAGGCTGCTTTTCAAAAAGCCTATAACTTTACTATGCAACACGAGGGTGGGTATGTAAATCATGCCAAAGACCCTGGTGGTGAGACTAAGTATGGTATCACTAAGGCAAGTTACCCAAACGAAGATATTGCCAATCTTACCAAAGAACGTGCAGCAGAATTGTACAGACGAGACTATTGGAACAGAATTAAAGCAGCAGACATGCCAGAACCAATAGCTATGTTAGCTTTTGACATGGCTGTTAATCATGGTGTTGGTGGTGCTGCTAAGATGATTCAACAGGTTGTTGGTGCTAAAGCTGATGGTCTTGTTGGCAGTAAGACCCTTGCTAAGATTAAGCAAGTATATAACCAAAACCCCGTTGCACTCATTGATGGCATTGTAGAGAAGCGTAGACAATTCTTCCGCTCTCTAAGTACCTACGACACTTTTGGTCGTGGTTGGGATGCTAGAGCAATTGCTACTTCATCCGAAGCTAAGAGTGTATTTGATGGAGAAATCTAATGGAACAAAAAGACTTATTTGACGAGTTACACTCTGCCGTTGCTAAAGAATTACTTAACAGGGTTAAGAGTGGTGAAGCCAGTGCAGCCGAATTAGGTGTAGCTGTACGTATGCTTAAAGATAATAACGCCACTCTAGGAGTTATTACGACAGACCACCCTTTAGCTAACCTTCTAGAAACCCTGCCTTTTGAGGTTTCAGAACATCTTAATTAGGTAACGACAGTGCGAAATTATAAAAAGGAATACCGTGATTACCACGGAACTCCAGAACAAATTAAGCGTAGAGCTGCAAGAGTAATGGCTCGCCGTAAGATGACTAAGAAATACGGTAAGAGAGCGGTTAGAGGCAAAGATATAGACCACAAAGACCGTAACCCTACAAACAACTCTTACAGCAACCTACGCATCCAATCAAAAAATAAAAACAGGGGACGTAATAAATAACCCAGGAGACATATATGGACACAAAAAAGAACAGTCTTCCTGAGCAATTAACCGATTTCCGTAACTTTATGTTTCTTGTATGGAAGCATTTAGGTCTTCCTGAGCCAACCCCCATTCAATACGACATCGCAGACTTCCTACAGAATAGTCCTAAGCGTTCTATTATTGAAGCATTTCGAGGGGTTGGTAAATCTTATATTACATGTGCGTAT